TAAATTACGAAGATTTAATAAACGAACCAAAAAAAACACTAAACAAAGTAATTAAATTTCTAAAACGCGGAAAACCAAAATACGCTTATAATATCCCAGACAAAACAAAGAATAGAAGCATACCATTAACAGAACAATATACAGAGATAGAACAAGCAGAAGATGTATATAATATGCTTAAAAATGATATGATTGACAATTTACAGGATATAGATTTAATAAAGATTGAAAATAAACTAAAAAAATGGGAAAACCATTAAAATTTAAAACAGTAGAAGAACTACAAACAAAAGTAGATGAGTATTTTGATAAACAAGAAAAAGAGAATAAACCATTAACAATGTCTGGTTTAGCTTTGTCTCTTGATATTGATAGAAAGACATTATTAAACTATTCAAATAGAGAAAAGTATTTCCCCACAATAAAAAAAGCAAGGGAAAAAGTAGAAGAATGGGTAGAGACAAAATTATACTCAAATAATGTAACTGGAGCTATTTTTAACCTCAAGAATAATTTTGATTGGAAAGATAAGAAAGAATTAGATTTGGGAAATAAAGATGATAAACCTCTAAAAGTTGAGATAACAAAATCAATAGATGATATTTATGGGAACGGCAACACAAAAAATGATACAGACAGCTAAAGACGCTGGAGTTCCAAGAGAACAGTTAGAGAGATTTTTAAAAGCAGAATATGTACCATTCCCTTGGCAGATGAGATTTCACGCATTATCAAGAACAGCGGATAATCAAGATGGGCCAGTCAAGATTGGATGTGGCGGAGCAAGGGGGCCAGGGAAAAGCCACGCTATCTTTGCTCAAATAACATTAGATGATTGCCAAAGAGTTAGAGGACTTAAAGGATTATTTCTAAGACAGACAGGCAGAGCCGCTCAAGAATCCTTTGGTGACTTAATCTTTAGAATACTATCTGAAAAGGTAAATTATCAGTATAGCGAACATAAGGGATTGTTAAAGTTCAATAATAATTCAAGAGTTATCCTTGGAGGATTTAAAGATGAGAGAGACATAGACAGCTATATTGGCATTGAATATGACTTTATTGCTATTGAGGAAGTAAACCAATTAACCAAGAAGAAGATTGATATGTTACTGGGTTCAATGCGAACCAGTAAAAAGAATTGGCGACCAAGATTGTATGTTAGTTTTAACCCAAGCGGAATAGGTCATCAAAACATAAAAGAGACGTATGTATTGCCATATAGGCAAAATAATGAGACTGAAACAAGATTTATCCCATCAACATACAAGGATAATCCAAAGTTAAACAGAGAATATATACAATATCTTGAAGGATTGACTGGTAATTTAGGCAGAGCGTGGAGAGAAGGCGACTTTGATGTCTTTGAAGGGATGTTTTTCAATGAATGGAGTTATGCCAAACACACCTGTGAGCCGTTTCAAATACCATCAAGCTGGAAACGATACAGAACTATTGACTATGGCAGGACTAATCCATTTGCGGCTTATTGGGTAGCAATAGACCACGATGGGACAGCTTGGGTCTACAAAGAATACTATATAGCAGGCAAAGACGCTGACATCAATGCTCAAAAGGTAGTTTTATTAAGCCAAAAGTATAAAGAAGGATTGCCGTTATTTAGAAATGGCGAACCAATTCAAGAAAACTACGAATATTCAATGGCTGATAATAGTATCTTTAGCAAGACAGGACACGGCGAAACAATAGCTCAGATATTCCAAAAGAATGGCTTAATGTGTCTGCCTTGCCACAAAGACAGAGTAGCCAGATGGAATATAATGCACCAGTATTTGAGAATAGACCCAAAGACCAATGAGCCGAAGATTAAGTTTTTTAGAAATTGTTATCACGCTATAAGGACAATTCCGCTATGTATTCATAATGAGAACAAGCCAGAAGATTTATATGGAGACTTCGCAGATGACGAGCTCGGCGCGCAAGGAGTTGATCACGCGGCGGATAGCGTAGCTTATCTATTACATACATTCAGAGACAGAAAAACTCCTAAACCGCTTGATTTAACACAAAGAAGATTGAAAGAATGGCAAAGACATTTAGGCGAGTCAGGCGAATATAACCCTAATTTTTATAAAGATGAAGTATAAAATATAATTAAATAAAAACTATGAACAAAATAAAAACAATAGAAAAAATGCAATTACAGGACGATTATAGCGTCCAAGTTTATGACAAGCCAACAGATGAACGCTTAAAAGATTTTAAGGTTGGCAGTATTGTTACTTTTAAGGACAGAATAGATTTAATAACTGGCATTGTCGGCGGATTTAATATGTTAGATGTTGAGCAGGTATGGATTCGCAGGAAAGATGTAAAAGAACATTCAAGACATAGAGCTGATGAAGTAAAATTTGTCTCTATAGCCAAGTTGAGCAAGAAGAAGGCATCTGTATCGCCTAAGATTGTTAAAACCTCTCAGAAGCGAACACAGAGCGTTACAGAAGGCGTTAAAACCAAGAAAGGACTGAAATAATGAACATAAAACCACAAAACAACAAAGTTATAGTAGAATGGGTTAAAGACTCAAAAGATGTGATTACAGGCGCAGGTATTGTTATTCCTGATTTTGCTAAAAGCGGAAAGATGATTGAAGTTGGAAAAGTAACTGCTTGCCCTAAAAGAATAGTCGACAAAAATGGCGATGATATGGCATTAGAAATAGGCGATACTGTTATGTATTTAACGTTTCACCCTTTTGAAATATCTGAAGGCGAATTAGATAGCGACAATAAAAAAACATTAACTATATCAGCATCAGAAATAATTGCTATCTTAGATGAAAACAAAGAATAAAACACGAAGCGAATACGATTATCGGATAAACGAACTGAAAGACGCTCGTAAAGAGTGTTTTGGTATGGGCGCTGATATTGAGCAGATATGGAGGCAAGCAGATTATGATTATATTCCGCATCACATAGATGGCAAGAAAAAGAAGACTTTAGTTTCAAGAGATGATAATTTAGGAATAGCTGGTAGATTTGTGGAACTTGGCTCAGATAATTGGCAATCAGATATTGCTTCTGTTAATCCGTATATAAAAATAACTACGGCTATGTCTATCTTAGTGGCTCGCAATCCAAGTGTGGATTTATCACCTACATCTAAGAAATACGAAAACAGAACACTTTTACAAAAAGAGCTTTATAAGAAATCATGGGAACAAGCTAAGTCTTTACAGCAATTAAAGCTATTTATTTTTAACTTATCTAAGTATGGATGGGCGGCAAGCAGAACATATCCTTATCACTTAAAAAATAAAGTGAAACTGATGACAGGATTTGACCCTGATAACCTATATTTCGGCAAGAAAGAATACGAAACAAAAGAAGTTGATGAATATAACGGAATATTTAGGGAAAACTTAAATCCCTTTATGGTTTATATTGATGATAAGACGAAGCCAAATAATCATATGTCAACAAGGGATTGGTGTTTTGCCAAGTGGATACCATTCAATATGTTAGAGAAAGAATTTGGCAAGTCGCCTAATTGGAAGTTTATTCGGGAAGGAACATCTGCCGACCTTGATCCAGTCAATCCAAAATCAACAAAAAAGTATGTTAGTAAAAATATGAAATTGGCATATTTCTATGAGAACCTTGACGATGATGTCTTTTCGGTAATTGTTGACGGTATTCCATTAGTTGAAATACCTTTACAGATAGCCGATATGGATGGTCGTAAATATCTTAGTTTAACTCATACATACTGGACTCCAAGACACGGAGAAAGTCCAATGGGAATTGGCATAAACGAAGCTATTAGGGGTGAGAAGAACTTATTTGATAAGATGAGGAATATGACCATTGACCAAATCATCTTATCTATTTACAAGATGTTTCTATATTCTGGGACAGACCAACTGGATGGAGAAGGGATTATTAAAATCAGACCAGGTATAGGCAAACAAGTAGCCGAGCCTAAAAATGTGACTTGGTTAGAGGCTCCGGGCCCAGGGAAAGATTCTTACAATGGTGTTGATATGATGCAGAATGCGATTGATGAAGCATCTGCCGTTACAAAACCTTTAACAGGACAAGAAATAGGCAAGACAGCCTATGAAGCGGCTCAAGCATCGGAGTTTAGTCTGAGGCGGTTAGGAACTCCATTAGGCAATATTACGGACGCTTTAGAACAAGACGCGCAGATAACAATGGTAATTAACAGGATGATTTATTCAGTGCCAGAGATAGTTAAAATAACTAATTCTGATTTAATTAGAGCTTATTACGAAGAAATAAAAGGCGATACAGATTTATATGGACGAGATGAACAAGGTAATTTTGAGGCAAAAATATATCCTGAAGTCCAGTTTAATTTAGATACAGATAACGAAGGTCGTCTAATAGAAAGCGAAGACCAGAAGTTTTTTAGGGTGCATCCGAAAGGATTGGACTGGAAGGGGACAATAACAGTTAAGGGGCAGTCAATTTTAGTTGAAACAAAGGTATTGCAGAAATCGCAGACATTGGAGTTGTTTAATATATTAGTGCCATTATTCGCTCAGCCAAAAGAATTAGTATTGAAATCAATCAAACAAATCTGTAAGAAATATGATGTTGATTGGAAAGATTGGGTGCCTGACGAATGGATTATGGAACAACCAAAACAACAAGGACAGCAAGGTCAAGGATTATTTATAAACCAGCAACAAGGACAGCAAGCAGGCGGTAATATGGCTAACCAAACAATACTCCCAAGAAATGAGGTAAAGCCAGGTAATAGTAATATGATTAGCCAAATATCTGGGAAGTTGGGAAGCCCAGCAATGGCTATGGGCAGATGATAAACCTTGATAAGCAAACAAATTCAATTCTCCGCAATCTGTATTTTAATAAAGAATATCAATCATTAGTGTTGTTAGCAGATGCATTAAGAAGAGATTTAAGAAATACATCAGTTGACAAATCAAGCGAATGGGATGTAGTTAAAGACGCATTATCAAGGGAATACCAAGTGGAAGGAATTAAATTATTCTTAAAAGCTATTAAAGATACAGCTGATAAAGAACAAGAACTAATAAAAGGAAAAAATGAGTAAAAAATCAACAACAATTTTAGATACTCCGAGGAAGGTGATCATTCCAGACGTATCAGGCAATGGCAACCACATTACGATGATTGTTAATTGGAATAGTTTCATTAAAGATTGTGAATATATCAAACTAATAATGCCTAATGGCGATGAATGTATTGTTCAAAAGGATGAGTTTAGGAGTATAATTATGTTAATATCCAAAGAGGAGGAAATTGTTTCTATGGGTAAGACAAAGATTGAAACAGTGCGATCCTTAACGATACCTGTTAAGGTTAAGGCAAGCAGGAATTACAAGGCAGGTGAGGAAATACACGCAGTTGTCAATTACAAGTTCCGTATTCCCCAAGAATTAATTTCAAAAAGTGATTTAAGACCATCATAAATAATAACTTAACGGTAAAGTTTTTCTCTGGGCTCTTCATCCCAGTTAAAAATGAAGCTAAATAAGAAAAATATGCCAAAAGGAAAAAAGAAAGAAACTGTCAAAGACAATTCGCAAAAAGAACTTTTAAACATAGTTAAACAAGGTTTTAGCGAAGTAACCGATAGTATAGACGCTTTAAATAATAGGGTTATCGAGTTAGAAAACCCTAAAGATACTGTAATTCCAAAATACCCAGGCGTTCACCGTTTAGTTATAAGAGAAGCTGAGTCAGGTTATTGTCCTCCAGCTTATAAAGAAGCGGCGATGCAAATACTTGGACAAGAATTCGGATTTGAAGTTAAAAAAGTAGAAGACCAAGAAATGATTGAAATTACTGTGCCTAAAAAATATCGCAATAAGCAGGTTATGGAAGCATATAAATCACATTGGAAAAGTCGCAGGATATTGTTTGAAAATGAATTAATTAGAAAGAACCCGAACATATCTCCAGAGCAGAAGGAAGCATCAATGCGGGATTACGATACTAAAAACCCTAAGCCAATTATACCAGAAGACAAACGAAGTAGAACAATATCATCAATTCCTGATATTATCACTCTAAGAAAATGGCTATTATTGGTTAGAAATAATATCAAAAAGGAATTATCAACCGAGAAGAAAGAAAGTGAGATACCAGTAGAAAGTTTACAATCAGAGTTAGATAGAAATTAAGCACATTAAAAACTAATTGAAACTGCAAAACACAAGGGGATGCTATTTTGTCCATAGACGATTTTGCAGTTTCATCTATGGACAAAATAGCTTTCCTTTGTGGAAGCTATTTTTAATTCTCTTTGTTTCTGTTTTCTGGGACTTCCACCCAGCAAAAAGGAAGCAAAATAAAAACTATGAACAAAGTAGGAAACATAGAAGGATTTTCAAATAACGCTGTGCCGTTAGAAAATCTTTCAGAAGAAGAGAAGAAAACTCCATCAGGTATGTATTCTGATGAAATAACAGCTGAACCCGGGGAGGAGAACCCCGACAAAACATCCAGTGAGGAAAATCTTGAACAGAAAACTGAAACTCCCGAAGAAGAAATCAAACAAGGCGCGGATATTCAGTCAGAAGTCCAAGAAAAGAAGCAGGAAATACAACCTCCTGTGAAAACTCCAAAGTCCAGTGATGATACTGAAGATATTGAATTGAAAGGGTTAAAAGCTCAGCAAGAAAAGCTTAAAGAGCAAAATACAGCCATTAAGCAACAACTTCTTGATGATATTATGCGACAGAGAGACGAGAAGAGAAAATTAAAATCTCAACTTGAAACTCAACAGCCAGAACCTCAAACCAATTCACAATCTGTTGATGAAGAAGGAATTGACCCAGAAATAGCATCTCAACTTGATAGTTGGGCTACTAAAAAAGGATTAGTCCCTGAAGCGCAAATAAGAGAGAAGATACATAAAGAAGCACTTGATAGTGGTATAAATACTATTGATAAAGAGTTCTTTAATAAATATCCAGAATATTTATATTCTCCTGAGTTGCGCAACGAACACGAAGGGATTGTGAGCTCTTTGAAACAGCCATCTACGGCTGATGAATATCAAAAGAATATTGATATAGCTCATAGTATCATTCGTCAAAATCATCCAGACAGGTTTCCATCTTCAAGTGGAACTGAAGCTACCAAGAAACAAGCCATTAGTAACGCTGGCTTGGGGGCGGGTAGTCAATCAGCTCCTTCTTCAAATCAGCCCCGCCTTGACCCTGCGAAAGTCGCGCAAGCTAAGAGGTTTTACAAAGGGTACACTGATGAGGAAATTATGAATTTGTTATCAAAATAATATTAACTTTAAAAACAACTATGTCAGCAGGTTTTAAACTAAGAAAAGGCAGTGCCAGGGTTGAACAATGGACTATCTCAAGTTTGACTGCAGCAGTAGGCGACATTTTAGAAATAGACGCTGGAGCGACCGCCGCAGTGGTTGGCGATTCATCGGCTGTTTGCTACACAAGAAAAGGTATTTGTATGGAAGCAGTTACTACAGCCAGCACGCTTGTTAAAGTTCAAGTTGTTGATACTACTCAGGAATGGGAAGTTGAAGCTGCAAATAGCAGTTCAGCATCTCATAATGGAGACGCAATGGTCCT